CGATACCAAGTTCATCACAGAAGCTTTCATTTGTAAAGTCACCTAAACCACTAGCAGCCTTACCAACAACAGCCTGATTTTTCTTAATACCTTTAGCTAAACCTTGAACAATGTATTTACCGTCTTTAGCAAATTCTTTAGAAGGAGATTTAATACCTTCTTCTTTCTCAAATCCTTCCTGGAATGCACTACCTGCACTTTCACCAAGTCCAAATAATTCTTTAATTAAGAATCCGACTTGTGTTAATGCATAAAGAGCAAGCGTAATTACGCCAATACCAAGAGCTATTTTGAATGCCGTAGCAACAAATGCATCACCAAATGGACCAAATGATAATGACTTAACTACCTCGAATAATAATATGAAAGGTACAAGTGTAACAATAAGTCCTTGTGCAATTGTTGACCAACTAATACCTTCAAGCATCTTAAATGCACTAAAGATAGAAGGAGCAAATATTGCAATACTTGCTAAACCGCCAAACATTACAAGAAGTCCGCCAAATACATTTGAATAATTCATTGGCATTGCTGAAGTCATTATTATTGTATCAATTATTCTTGAAAGTGTTAACATGATTAATGCAATACCACCCAAAGTAGCAATTGCAGTAGTCCAGTCAACACCAGCCAAATTATTTAACTGACTAACAAGAGCTGCTGAAGCAGCAACAACGCCAACCATGCCAAGTACAGCAAGTGCAACAACATTTGCTGCTTGAGCATTCATTGGCATTACATTAACCGCTCTAAGAATCATTTGCATTGCATAACCAAGAGATAACAAATAACCTCCCATAGCTATAGCAAATGATAAACCAGTTGTCCAGTCAAGAACTTCATAATCATGTATCTTTTCAAAGAATCCAGAAACTTCATATGTAATAATAACCATTCCAGCTAAAGCTAAACCTAAAGCAATAAGACTATTTTTACTAAAATCTTTACTATCAATACTATTAAGTAAACTACTAAACATCTTCGTCATCGCAAGAGTAGTTACAAGAACTGTTCCTACAATAATTACAGCATTAGCAAAGTTTATTCCGATTCTATCAGACATAGAATTTATAGCAATAGCGAGTACACCAGTAATTAATGAAATATAACCAGCCATAATTATTACAACTGTATTAAACTTCTTAAATACTGCATCTGTAAATGCCTCATCTTTAACAATTTCTGCAACTGATTTAAATACCTTTGTTGCTGCATAAAGTGATGCACAAACTGCTAAAAGTAAACCTATTGCAGCAATACCTGATTGCCATTCTTGTCCATTAGAATAACTTGCACCAATTCCAACTAATGCTAAACCAATTACTCCAGCTAAAACTGCAACTGATGTAAGCATAACTTTTAATGTTTCAATAGTTTTATCAAATTTATTTTCATCAATATCTTTTGTTATTTCAATAATGTCATCAAATAGATTAAGAAGAGTTGCTTTCATTACTGGTAATAATATTAGTAATGATGCAAATAAACCAAGAAGAGGCGCTAATGACGCCATAGGATTTTCATAAGTTAATCCAACACCAACCGTAGTTAATAAGAATCCACCCATTATCAAAGCAATAAATTTCATCATTAATGATAATGTATCAGTTACTCTTATAAATTTACTAGCATCTAAATCTTCCATTGTATTAGCTAAGTTAGCAACTAAAGCTCCAAATGATGCAGTTAATGTTATAAGTATAAGTGTTATAGACAATGCAAATGCTGCAATAATCTGTAAAGCACTTTCTGTATTTCCACTAAATAATGTACCAGCTGTATAAAGTATTCCAATAATACCTGCAGAAATAATTGTAAGTATTAATATTATAGATGTAAATATCTTTGTTACTCTCTTTTGCGATGCATCAGTACCAAGAGCATTACCAACGGCTTTAACAAATAAACCAAATGCTAAACAAATACCAATAACAATTCCAAGAGGCGCTAACAATGAACCAATACTTACTTCAATTCCAGCCATTTCAAATATATTAACAAGACCAATTATTAAAGCAACCATTAAACCGGTTGAGATTATAATAGCTGCCCAGCTCTTCCAATTAATTCTACTTATAGCAGTTATTAAATTAGCAAGACCATCAATAATTAATCTAACAGCTCCACTTAAAGCTAATACTAGTAAACCAATAGCAGCAACACCACTAAGTGCATTACTAAAATCTATTGCTTGTATTGCTGTAAGCATCGGTATGATAAATTTAGTTACAACCTTTATCATATTATTAAATACCAAACCAGCTGCTAATATATGTAATCCGCCCTTTGTACCTACTGTCATCAACCACATTGAAGCACTAATTGATAACATTGTAAGAGCAAAGATTGACATGGCCTCTACATACTGAGGGAATTTATCTTTCTTTTGAACCATATCATCTAAACAAGGAATTACAACAAGTGATATAGCTAATACCATACCAGCCATAGCTATTGCAGTTCCAAGTCCAGCTTTCCAACTACCAATTGTATTTGAAAATCTACTGATAGCAATACCAGCAAGAGTCATTGCAGCAATTAATACTACAATTATCTTTACTGCTTCTGCAGCTTCTTCAGGTTTTGTCTCTTTAATAAATCTAGTCATTTTATCAAGAGCAAATGCCAAGCCAGCAATACCAATACCAATACCGGCAACACCTGCAGCAAAGTTCTTTAATACCGAACCAGCATCGAGTTTCTTCGCTATAGCAGTAATAGCTAACAAACTGCCAAATACTGCAAGAATAGGAGCTAATGCAACTTTAATTATATCCCATAAAGCATCAGTATTTAATTCTTTCTTATATATTGCATTACCATTAGCATCTTCACCAATCTTAGTTGTTTTCCAAAGATCCTCAAATGCTTTATTCATGCTCTTAATAACAACTATAGTAGTAAGCATTGCTAAAGTCATACTCAAGAACATTGCTGTAATACCTCTTAAAGGATTATCTAAGAGTTTCATTACAACACCCATAAGTATTAAACCTGCCATCATTCCGCCCATAGCTATCATAGCAGAAAGCATCATTTCACCAAATTTAGCAAGTTTATCTTCTGGTAAGAATGTTAAAGCAGTTACTAATCCAACAACAATACCTAAAGCTACAGCGAACTTAACTAAAGAAGATGCCATTTCGTTAGTTGCCTTAGCACTAAAGTATTTGTAAATTCCTTTAAGTGCTAAAGAAGCATTCTTAAATACTTTAAGTAATCCACCAGAGCCTATTACTCTAAGTAACATACGAATTAACTTAACTATTTCCATACTACTTATAGTACCAAATAGTTTCTTCAAAGTATCTAAGAAGTAATTTATGTCACCAGACCTAAATGCTTCACCAACTTCCTGAAGCGAATTCTTAATTCCTTCAAAGAATAATGCAAATACCGGTTTAATAACATTTGTATAAAGCCATTTAAGAATAGCAAATGCTTGAACAATAATATCTTTTGCAGTTTGAATTCCTTCACCAATTTTTGTCTTAGCAAGTTCTTCATCCAAACCTAAAATAGCTACTATAGTTCTACCTATTCTTGTAATAAGATTATCAAACATGGCAGCAAGCATCTGTAAGAAGTTACCAATACCTGTTCCGCCTTTGAATCTATTAAATACATCAGCTAAAGTTTCGCCTTCTTGCCAAGCTTTCTTTGCTCTATCGCCCATATCTTTAAATCCATTAGCAATATTAGTGAATATATTACCACCATTACCATCAGATTTAACTAAGCTTTTAATTTTATCAATTACTTCACCAATTGTATTTTTTAAGAAATTAAATACTGGAGCAACAAACTTAACTATCTCTCGTACAATTGTTGCAAGTGCATATACTATTCCTAAAAGTATATCTTTAAGAGTTTCACCAACGCCAGACAATGCTTCCATTGGTCCAATAGCTTCTTCGAACTCAAATATAGCATCAGCAATAGCAGCTCCAATTTCAAGTACTATATCAATAATTCCACTTGCTATTTCCCAAAGAGCTGAAAGAATAGGACTAGCTACTTTTACCCATAAAGCATATAATATTTTACCAATGAGTTTAAATACAGCAACAACACCTCTTAATATCTTAGCTATCTTTACTATAGTGTCTTTCGAAGGAACAAGTTTTGCAGTTATATCTCTAATCTTTTCGGATATAGCAACTAATGTTTCTTCAACAGTTTTACCCTTTGGTAAGAATTGTCCAATAACACTCCTTATAATATCAATAGCAGCTTTTAAAGGCGAAAGTAGATTCTTTATACTTTGAGCTATATTGGTAAAGAAATCGGTTTCTTTAAGATTCTGAATCATTGTATAAAACTGGAATCCATTAACTCGAAGTTTTTCACTAAAACTCCATAACTTTTTACCAGTTTCATTCTCAGTAAATAGGCCATCCCAAGCATCTCTAAATGCAAATAAAGCTTCGGTAAAACCACTACCAAATGCATAAATACCTTGGAAGAATAAACGACGACCATTATACAAACCAGCTTCCATACGTTTTTCCATTACATCGAGCTGATTCATAATAGCTTTCATTCGTTCTTGTTCATAATCCGTTAAATATGATTTAGATGCTAAACCTTGAAATTCTTTCTTTAAAGCATCTATTTCTTTTTGTTTATCATCTTCATAACCCGACTTCCAATAATCAAATATTTCTTTAACACTTGACAATCTAGTTACAAATATTTCATATAATGCATTAGCTAAATCTGTCCAAAGTTCTTTAGCTTCTTCATAATCACCAAATATATCCTGATAAATACCAACCCAAACCGTTGATGCAGCATCTTTAGCAGATTCAATAGCTTCCACAAATGTTTTAGCTTCCTGTGATGCTGTAAATGCTTTAATACCATAACTACTTACATATGTATGCCACTTTTCAAGAGCTTCCTCTGCAGTTTCTTCCGTATCTTTAAATACTTCTGCATATTCTTTTAAATACTGAGTATAATTCTCAGTCATTTCTTTCTGAGCTTGCTCTTTACTTATTTTATTTATTTCAGCATAATTGTCAACGGTCTCACCAGTAACTTTTTCAACTTTTTTCCAACGCTTTAAATAATTATCTATTTCATCTTTTGATAATTTTTCATTAGCTTTTAAGAATTTTTGTGAAAGTATTTCATTATTTTCTTTTACAACTCTTAAAGCTGCTGCAGTTGTTTCAAATGTTTCACGTTTATTATCTGCCCTTACAAATTCACCATCTTCAACAATTGCTCTGATCTCATCAACTGCTTCAGAATATTTCTTGTAAGTTTTCATCATTACTTCAGTATTAAACCATTTACCTTGAGTTAAGCTTTCAGTAAAATTCTGAATACTGAATGTAATTTTGTTATTAAGTAATGATGTATAAGTTCCATCTAAATTATCTTTAAGGGTTCCTACTGCAATAGCTGCTTCAATAGCATTCTTTCGGAACTCCATTGTATCCATGTTAAGATTCTGAACAGACTTATAGTCCTGTAATCTCATCTGTCCTGCACCAAGAGCCTGTGATAATTGATACATTGCTCTTGAAGCGTCACCAGCATTCTTACCAGAAAGTGCAGCCCATTCTGCAATACCCATCATTGCTGTTGTTGCATCTTCTAAACTTTGACCAGATGCTGTAAACTTACCAATTTCCCTTACCATATCAGTAAAGTTATATGAAGTTTCATCTGTAAAGTAATTAAGTCTCTCTAACTGTTCAGTAATAGTTTCCATTGCATAACCCTGTGATTTCAGAGTAGCAACAGAAGTGGTCATATCTGCGTATTTTGACCAACCTTTTTGTAATTGTCCAATAGTATTTTCCTGAATGAAGTTAACAAGCTTGCCGGCGATATTGTCCATGATTTTATCTTTCATCCTGTCAAGGATGCTATAAGCTTTATTGGCCATCTTTTGGACATTATCGTTAATAGCATCAAAGTTTTCTGCACTTGAAGATACCGCATCTTTAAATGATAACTTCTGATGTAATTTGTCGAGTATGCTCAACGTATTTTTTGACTTTTGCTCGAAATCGCTAGAGTCAAATTTCATTTGGACGACTCGTTCATCTATATCGACCATATCGAGTTTTCCTCCCTTCACGAAAATATTATATTAATTTGTGCTGAATTCATTCCAAACTTCTTCAGCCATTTTATTGAATATTGGTGCTAATGCTGGGTTAATATAATCTATGCCTTCAACCCAAGTTCCAGAAGCAGTAGCATGTCCAAGTTGTATATAAAGTGCAACATTATACCAATCTTTTTCAAGATTACTGTTACACCAAATTAACTTGTATACTCCCTTCTCTTCCTCAATTATGTCATAGTACCAAGATTCAGCAGTAACACCAGTAAAGACAGGGGTGTTATCTCTCAGGGCTTCTACTCCGCGTTTTCCATACTTACGTAAAGTTTCTAAATATGGATTATGCCTTCTGACTTTATCAAGCCAACTCCTGGTTTTCTTCCAACTGCCTTTACTAGTGTACTTTATCATGTTGTTATCCTTTCTTACCGGATGCTTTTAAACGCTGCTCATTGATACGTGCGTAGTCTTGTGCAATTTCGTATGGTTTAGCTGACTTCTTTCTATCATCTGGAGTATTGTCATAGTTTACTATCTGTATAACATTAAGCAATCTATTAATATTCCAAAATTCACAACTAAATGGTATTTGTTGTTCAACCATCCAAGCGTAGATACGTTCACTTGTGAATCTTACTTGATCTGGTTTAGCTTTTTTATCTGGTTTGGTTTCCGGTATTGATTTCAAAGCTGTTTGTGGATCTGCTAAATATTCTTGTATATCTTTGAAGTTTTCTTCTGAAAGACCATAAAGAAGTTTATCGTCGATTTCATCAAACTCGATATTTGTGATCATACATTTAACAAAATACAATAACTCTTCTGGTGTTTTCTCTTGTTCATACTTCTTTCTAGCAGTTTCACTGGCTTTCTTATCTGGAAACCAAGGCCTTTTATACTTCTTTTCCCATTCAGCGATAGCCCAAAGTGAGTTCTCCAAACGAAGTTTTGTGTCCTTCTCGACCTTAATAAAACTTTCGGTCCTTTCATCGAACACACTAAACGCTTTGATCGTTATAGTTTTCATCCATTAATATCTACAACTTTGTCCTGAGCAGCGACCTGATCTTTCATTACCTCAGCAATTATCTCAGGCATCTCAGCTGATCTACCTTCAGCATCTGCCTTAGCAATCTGTGCCTGAAGCTCAGCAGGAAGAATCTTCTTAAGGAAATCTGCAAACTTATCTGCTGCATCATCTCCTGAAGTAAGTTCATCGAACAGAGCATCATATGCTGCCGAGTTCTCAAACTTTGATCTTACCTCATCTGTCTGAAGAAACTGTGTTCCATCCTCAGATTTAATACCATAAGCTGTAAGAACGATGTCGTCAAATGTCTCAAGCAGGGCTTTCTGATCGTAATCATTAATTATCTTTGTAAACTGTCCCTGAAGACCGCCTTCATACTTAGCATTAAGTATCTGAAGCTTTCTCTTTGAAAGATAGAAGTAGAACTCCTGTGTACGAGGTAAATCATTGAAATCTGTGTACTTAATTATTTTCTTAAGCATATCATTGTCTCCTTTTCTTTGTGTTTGAACTTGTATTTTAAGCCCAAAATAGTATTCATTTTGATTTATTCCTTCTAAAAAATTCTGAAAAAAATAAGAGGGGTAAACTCTTTTTAAGCCTACCCCTAATATTGTTATTCAATTGTAAATTAGCTTCTGTAACTACCCGATGCATAGCCATTAATAAGCTGTGTAAGAGTAGGAACTTTAGCATTATATGAAGAATTACCATAGAGATAATCTTCAAGAGCTGCAAGATTAGCATTATCTGTAGGAGTCTGTCCCGGGATAATAATCTTGCTTGTAACAAATACGTGTGCACAAGGCTGAATAGCAATCTTGTTTGCTTCAGTAGCTGTTCCATCAACAGGAACCTTAGCACTTGTCTGAGGAGGAATAGAGCTAACTTCCCAGCTGAATTCCTGTGCCTCGGGTGAGTCATTCTGTGTAGCATGATCCATTTCTGAAGGTGCTGCACTAAGACCCCAAGCAATGTGAATCTTGTAAGCAAACTGATCACCAAGGGTATCATTACCAAGTCTTGATCTCCAAGAGAGAGCAAACTTCTTTCTGGTCTGCTGACCAACGAAACCCTTAACACCGGCAATACCGCCGATTATGTAATTACCCATACATTCATTGAACTGCTTCGGGAATGTATAAGCCTTGATAGTACCTTTCCAGTCTTCCTTTGAGATCAGAGAAAGATACTTAATATTGTCAGCATAAATGTCGTTAGCATCTGCTCCTTCAGGTGACTCGGTAATACCGGTGATACCATTCCAAGCAACGCCATCAGCATATGTGCCATTATCATTCATAAGGTAAAGGACTGCATGATCCACACCGGTCTCAAACAATCTCTCACCATCGGCATCCCATGTCAATACTGCCATGACTTCTTTCTCCTTTCATTAAGATACTAAAGTGTAAAGCGCATCAGGAGTAGGAAGATAAGGATCTGTGTCATCACCTTCGCCCTGTGCTGATTCATCTGTTCCAAATAATGCTGCTTCAAGAGCTGCATAACCTGTTGCATTCATAGTACTATCAACAACGATGTGTGATACCGGTGCTAAAGTATTCTGAGTTACGAATGCATCCGGAACTGAGTTAAGCTCCCATGAGAACTCTGTTGCCTCAGGTGAGTCATTAACTGTAGCGTGATCCTTCTCAGAAGGAGCTGCAGTAAGACCATAAGCAACATGAAGTTTGTAACCATAGGAATCACCCTTAACTGCATTACCAACGATTGTTCTCCAAGCAAGACCGAACTTGGTATGAGGCTGCTGACCGAAGAATAATCCTCTAGCAGTTCCGTTATTAAATTCGAACTCGCCCTGGCATGCGTTAAACTCTGTGGGCCATGTATAAGCTTTGATAGTAGCTTTCCAGTTCTCAACCGAGATCAGTGATAAGTACTTCATGTTATCTGCATAGATATCATTTGCATCAGCACCTTCAGGTGACTCAGTGATACCAGTAACACCATTCCAAGCTACACCCTTAGCATAATCGCTATCGGTTTCTGCAGTACCACTCATAGGGAAAATTACAACTCTGTCGACACCAGTCTCGTATATACGATCTGCTGCGGCATCCCATGTAAGTTTAGCCATGATTATTTCCTCCTATATTATTTTTAATAAATTGTAAAAGTGTCATGATGCAAATTATCTTTTACATAATGTTTACCATGACTACAATACGGTAACTCAGCAAGCTGAAAGACTACCGGATCATCCGGGTCTTTTGTAACATATCTTACATCATA